GGTGAGTTTGAGGACGACAGCCTGTTTGCGCATATCTTTGAGCCGGACATAGACGACCCCGAAGAGGCAGAAGCGACATGGCGCAAGGTGCAGCCGCACATGGGCGTAACGGTCAGCATGGAGTTTTACCGACAGGAGTATAAGAACGCCCGGCGTAACGGTGCTGATGCTATGCTGGCGTTTCGTACCAAGTTGCTTAATATCTTTGCCGAGAACCAACGGCGCAGCTGGATAAGCAGCACACTGGCCCGGAGTATCGCCCGGCCTATGCCGCTGGATGCCATCACCGGCCGACCCGACGCGATGGTGGCTATAGACCTGTCGGAAAGCGACGACTTTAGCGCGGTAACTATGGGTATGTATGATATGGCGCGCAAAAATTTTCATTTTCACACCGCGTATTTTTTCCCGGAGGGCGCATTAGATGGACACCCAAACGAAAGAATGTACCGTGCATGGGCTGAAAAAGGCTATTTGATTTTGACCGAGGGCGAGGTTATCGACTACCGCGCAATCGTAAACTATGTGCTGTATCTTAACAAAGTGGTGCGCATTTTGGGTATCGGTTACGACCCGTGGAAAAGTTTGGAGGTAGTAAATATGCTGGCGGCTTCCGGCGCAGATAACGTGCTGTCGGGAGTCAAACAGACCTATGGCAATTTCACCGCCCCGGTAGAAAGTTTTGAGCATGGAGCAAAAACCGGGCATATATTCATAAACGACAACCCGATTAACTACTACTGTTTCGGTAACGCCGTTTTAGATACCGACAAACTGGAGAACTGCAAACCCATCAAAAGAAAGCAAACGCAAAAAATAGACGGCGTAATTACCAAACTTATGTGTATGCGTCTATTTATAGATTACACACGCTAAATAAAGTTAAATATAATTAACACTAAGCCACTATAAGAAAACAAACGAAAAAGAATAAAACAAAGGAATAAAAAGGAAGATAATACGCTGAAAATCATGTTTTTATGTGTCATCAAATATAATTATCTTTGCGCATTAGCAATAGTGTGTAATGAACTTTTGGCGGCATATAGTAAACTATTTCAAACGTGAAAACAATAGCGGCGAGAACCCCGGCGCACCACGCACCGGGGCTACGTCGCTTTTTGTCTATGGCGACCAAACCGCTATGTGTGTCGCTACCGTTTTCCGCTGTGTTAAGTTGCTTAGTGAAAGTGTCGCTAACCTGCCGCTGCAATACCTCAAACGTAAGGACGGTATTTTTACCGAAGTCAGTAACGACAGGCTCGACTATCTACTAAACGTGCAGCCGGACAATGCCATTAACGCATTTGATTTTTGGCGGCAAGTAGTACAGGAGTTACTATTAGACGGTAACGCCTACATCGTGCCAGTGTATAACACTGTCAGCATGGAATTAGACCGGCTGGCACTATGTGAGCGTGGCACGGTCATGCACGATACGATACACGACACCTACACAGTGCGCGATCTAAATAACGGTATTAGTGGTGTATATACCGAGGACGAGATTATACACATTAAGGGTCTAACCCTGCGTAATAGCAAAAAAGGTGTTAGCGTGCTGACGTATGCACGGCTCACAATGAATATCGCCGCGACTGGCGACCAAGAAACGCAAAACAGATTTGCCAACGGTGGCAATGTGCGCGGCATAGTGTCTAACGATACCAGCGTGCGCGGTTTCGGCGAGTATCAAGACAAGCAGTTAGAGAAAACCGCCGAGAACTTAGACAGCCGATTTCAAGGAGGTGAAAGGATTGTTAGCCTACCGGGGCAGGTGGATTTTAAGCAAATTTCGCTTAGTTCCACCGATATGCAGTTTTTGGAAAGCCGCAAATTTACGGTTATCGAGATTTGCCGATTTTTCAGTGTACCGCCGACGTTTGTATATGCCGACACCAGCAACAATTACAAGACTGTCGAGCAGGCCGACGTGGATTTTTTAAGCCACACACTAAACCCCCTACTGCGTAACATCGAGATAGAATTACGCCGCAAACTTATTGCACCGTCGCTGTGCCGTAAATACAAATTCAAGTTTGACCGCCGCGAGTTATTCGCGTGTGACCTTAACGGCATGATGAACTACGGCACCAAACTTTTGCAGATTGGTACGACCGTAAACGAGGTGCGCAAAATGAATAATCTGGCACCTGTCGAGGGCGGCGACACGGTAATGGTGTCGGCAAACCTGCGAGGTATAAACGAAATTGGGGGCGCAGCCGCAACAGCCGGAAGCACCCGAAAACAAAAATAATGACAATGGCGACGAAAAGGAATAAAGACACCGAGGTAAAACGCACCCTGCGTATCGACTGCGCAGAACTGCGCGTGCGCGAAGCGGCCGAGGGCGAAGCCCCCAGCCACACTATTACCTGGTACGCTATCCTGTTTAATACCCCATCCGCGCCGCTATGGAGCGACGAGGACAGCGAGGCACGCGAGGTTATCGCGCCGGAAGCCATAACAAAGGAATTGTTAGACGGCTGCGACATTAAGTTTACCATGTACCATGACCGCCAGCTGATTTTAGGGCGCAGCAACAAAGGCACCGGCACGCTGGAGTATTTCGTAGATGATAAGGGCGTAGGCTTTAATTTGGAGCTGCCTAAATCACCTAACGGCTACGAGGCGTTAGAACTTGTTAGCCGTGGCGACATATCCGGCTGTAGTTTCGCTTTTACTACCCGGTACTGGGATAGCGATTTTGTCGAGCGCACGGCAAAGGTGGTAAACGGTGCTACGCAGATAACCTACACCGTCAAGGCGGTTACAGGTGTGTATGATTTTACGCTGGCGGCTGACCCTGCCTACCCCGATACATTGGTAGAGACACGCGAGTTTACCGCCGGACTGCGCGAAGTGGAGAAACCCACCCCGGAAGAACCCCAACCCGATAACGAAAAAATGCGTAAGCAGCTGCGTGAAATGCGCCGCGCTGCCGCGCAAGAGTTGATATAAATTTTAACCTCTAAAAAGTTTCAGTAATGGAAAAGAAGAAACCCGAAAAACTGAACGTGCGCGAGTTGGTAAATAAATATCAAGCCAACTGCGACCGTATCAGTGAAATTGCCGAAACCTGCGAAAAAGAGCAGCGCGAGCGCACCAAGGCCGAGGACACCGAGTTTAAGGTACTCGCACGCGAAAACCAGTTGCTGCAAATGAAAATGCAGGTAGCCGCCGCAGAGCATCTGCGCGAGAACCCCAACGCCGCCGCCGCCGCATCACGTATTATCCGCGAGAATATGCAGGCCGGTAAGCAGACACAAATTTTGCTGGTGCGCGACCTTATGATGGTAGCGGACACAGCCGACAGCGCAGTGGTGCCCCTCAAAGTGCAGGACATTTTGACACCGCTCACCGAGGGCCTCATACTCGATAAGGTAGGTTTGCCTATGCCTACAGGTCTGGCCGGTGACTACGTTTGGCCCACATACGAGGCTGCCGAGGCCACTATTGCCGGCGAGGGTGTCGCCCTGACCGATACAAAAATCAAACTGGGTAAGCTCACCGCGACCCCTCAGCGTATCGGTATCGCTATACCCATCACACGCCAAACCATCATACAGACTGAGGGACTTATCGAAACAATCGCTAAGAACCTCATGCCGCTGGCGGTGGCTATGCTCATTAACAAAATCCTTTTCAGCACTACAAAGGTAACAGGTGCTACCACACTGGTAGGCCCGTATGTCGGCGTAGCGGCTAAGGACGTTTTCAGTTTCAGCGCAGAACCCACGTTCAAGGAGTTCAACAGCATGAAGGCCGCCGTACTGGCTACCGGCGTGGACGGTGAGCATCTTTGCTGGGTTATGACAAAAGCGCAAAAGGCCATCGCCGAAGCAACCCCCAAGGATGCCGGTAGCGGCATCATGGTTTGCGAAAATGACCGTATCGCCGGACTGCCGGTATTTACCACTCACTGCATCGGTGAGGGTAACATCGGTTTGGGCGATTGGCGTTACCAGCCTATGGGACTTTTCGGCGATATTTCGTTTGTAATCGACCCCTATAGCCAGGCCCGCAAAGACGCTGTAGATTTCGTGCTGAATGTAAACTATGGCACCACCACCCTGCGTAAAGAAGCGTTTAAGCTGGGTAAGGTGGCCGCCGGTACTGGTGCATAAATAAAAGTTTTCCGCTATGGCTGTAGTGAGTTTGGCATTATTCAAAAAACACGTTAGGGCCGACGATTTCGCCGACGACGACGAGTATTTGGCACATCTGTTAGAGGCGGCTGAGGTGTCGGTAATCACCGCGACCAATCGCACCGAGCAAGAACTAACCGACGATAACGCCGGGGAGTTTCCGGCACCTTTGAAGCACGCCGTAATGATGCTGGCGGCGCACTGGTATAACCAGCGCGAGAGTGTCAGCAGCGTACAGATGCACGAAGTGCCGGACGCACTACAGGCATTAGTTAAACCCTATCGAAAACTGGTAAACGATGCAAGCAGGGAGAATGAAATATAAATTGGTGCTACTGAAGCCGGTTAGCGATGCTGACGGTTTCGGTGAGGAAACACCGACATACAAAGAGTTCCGAACTGTGGCCGCCGAGCGTGTAAAAACAAGTGGTAGCCGTAGTGAGGAAGTCGGCGAGCATTTCCCGGACTATCGCGCCGAGTTCAACATACGCGACGCCCACCCGGTAGGGGAGAACTGGCGTGTAAAGCAAATGGGCGGCTATGAGTACACGGTAACTAACATTATACCCAACATCGACAGGGGCATGAAAACCTTAATTTGTGAACGTGTAAACAAATAATCTATGGCGGCGACAATGCAATACGACGACGAGGATTTACAGCGGTTATTTGCCGAAATGGATACCAAAAAGCGGCTGAAAGCCCTAAAAGGTGCTTTTAGACGTGAGGCTAACAGGGTGCGCAAAACCGCATTAAATAATCTGCGTGGAAGCATCCGAACCGACAAAGATTTAGAGCGTGGAGTACGCGCCGTAGTGTTTAAGCGTAAAGCCGGGTTTCGTGTCACCATCGGCACTAAAAAAGCCGGAAAAAGTGGCAAAGAATACGGATTTCATATTAACCGCAAAGGGCTTAAAAAACCTGTACTGATATGGGCTGAAGCCGGTACCAAGTGGCGAAAATCAAAAAGGGCTACACGGTATTTGGTAGGCGGCAAATGGAAAACAGGACGGACACGCGGATTTATGAAACGATACGGATTTATGGCAAAGACCGCAGACGACGTGCGCAACAGCGTTACAGGAAGTTTGCATAACGAACTAATTAACAGTGTAACTAAAGTAGCAAAAAAATATGGCTGTACCTAAAACATCATTAAGTGCCGGGGCGATTATCCGCGCCGTATTGCTGGAGGATGCCGAAGTAGCCGCAAGGACTAAAAAGATTTTCCCGGTGGCAACCGATAGCGCGGAACTGCCATACATCTTATACCGCCGTACCTCACTGTCGCCCAATCCGCAGAAAAGCGGACAGCCCGGCGCAGACGAAATACAAATAGAGGTCATTTGCTTTACGGAGCGATACGGCGAGGGTGTAGAACTGGCTGAGGCGGTACGCGCCGCATTAGACCAAGTGACCGCCGAACATGACGGAATGAGGTTACGCGGATGCTATCTATGCGACAGCGAAGAAGCCTACCAAGATGATGCCTTTGTACAGCAGTTAGTATTTAATGCAAAAATGTAGAACCGCGCAAAAGCGCATAGGAGCGCGTTAGAGCCACGGAGATAACAAATATAGTAAAAGTATCACCCGACACCCGAAACGCGCTTAAATCGAAAATTTACTAAAATTTTAACATTTATAAACAATATGGCGACAACAACTAAAACCGGCTACTGTAATGGTAGCGATATGCTGTTATATATCGGTGGCAAGGCTGTGGGCCATTGCACCAGCCATAAATCGACGTTTACCAGCGAAACAAAAGACCGCGCCGTGAAACCTGCGGCTAAAAAAAAAGTATCGTCCGGGCTGTGGAAAGGCAAAGGCGTAGTAGGTCTAAGTTACTCAATTTCGGCCGAGGGACTTGTATTCTACGGCGAAAGCGAAACCGGCTTTAAAGCACTTTTGAAAGCGTGGAAGTCGGGCAAGAGCATCGACGTTAAGTGCATGGAACGCGAGAAAGACACCGAACCCTACTTAGCCGGTAAATGCGTTATCGCGTCACTGGACCGCGACGACCCCGCACAGGACGACAGTAGTTACAGCGTTCAACTTGAGAACGACGGCGAACCCGAAACGCTCAACGAGGACGCAATTACAGAAACCCCCGAAGCAGAAGCGCCTGAAGCATGAAACGCATCGAAATAAATATAAACGGCACGGCATACCCCTGTAGCCCCACTATGGGGGCTATGCTGCGTTTCAAGCAGGAAACGGGCCGAGAGATTACCGAGATAGACCCCACCAGTTTTAGCGACCTATGTACCTATCTATGGTGCTGTGTAGTGTCGGCGGCAAAGCGCGAGGGCAAACCGTTTGATTTGTAGCTGATGGAATTTGCCGACAGCCTCAC